CGATATCGTCGTATATATCCATTTCATTATCTTGGTCGGCAAGAACATAGATGACACCATCTTTATATTGTGCATTCAGTTCTCTGTCTAATAAAAAACTATATGTTCCTATATAAATGCCATCAAGGTTTTGTATAAAGTGTTCTGGGATGACTATTTCAAGTTTCTTCAATATATTGTTTATATTTACATTATCTGGCAGTGTTTCCTGTTGGATAACATTGACACTGCCAAATACTGTTTGCTCAATCAACTTGATCTGATTTCCAGATCTAAAAAACCTATTCTGTTTTTTGTTCACTTGGTGCATTCTCCATGTCGACTAGACATTGACGATAACCTCTAATAAAGTTTTCTTGCGCTACAAGTAATAAAAAGTCTGGGAACTCGTCTGCCAATACTTGCACACACATTTCAACATTTACTTCGCCATTTTCTGGCTTTAGTTTTTCTCCAACATACTGAACGAACATTTCTTTTAGTGGATTATCTTTTTCCACTATTTTTTCTTCTATTTCCCTGTCTTCCATTTTTTCTCCTCAAAGAACTTTTGCTGCAAGACTTGCTACGGCAGATCTTTCGCCCTTGCTCAAGGTCACATGACCAGCAAGTGAATAGTGTTTGAACTTTTCAACAGCATAAGCAAGACCATTGCTTGTATCATTGACATAGACATTGTCTATTTGTTCTATATCGCCTGTAAGAACTATTTTTGTTCCTTCACCAACGCGAGTAACGATTGTTTTTAGTTCATGTGATGAAAGATTTTGTGCTTCATCTATTATCATAAATGCTTTGGCAATGCTACGACCACGAATATATGTAAGTGCTTCTATTTCTATTTTTCCAGTATCCATATACTGCTGTAAGGTAGCCTTATCGTTACCAAGAAGGAACTGTAAGTTATCTTGGATTGGAGTTAGCCAAGGCATCATCTTCTCTTCAAGAGTGCCTGGCAAAAAGCCTATATCGCGTCCTAATGGCTGAACTGGTCGTGAGACTATCAAGCGGGTGTAGCTGCCCTTTTCAAGCAACTGGGCCAATCCTGCTGCTACTGCTGATAAAGTTTTACCAGAACCTGCTTTACCAACCAAGCTGACGATTGGAACACTTGGGTCCATGAGCAGATCCATGGCAAAGCTTTGTTCGCGATTTCTGGATTCTACTCCGAACACTTTATGCCTGCCTTTGAACTCGGCAAGGCGGCGAAGTGGCTGTTCTTTTGTTAGAAACCTTGCCAGTGCTGTTTTGTTTACATTTTTGTTTGATACAAGAGTTATAAACTGATTTGGAAATAGTTTATCTGTTTTGCTATCTTCAAGAAAGAGGTCTTCTCCTTTGTATATTCTTTCAATAAACTCGTCATCAACAACCATTTCGCAAAGACCAGAATAAAGCTCCGAACTGTCATTTATAACTTGATTTGCGTCATAATCTTGTGAACCAAGACCAATAGAATCGCAAATAACACGCATATTTATATCGCGTGAAACAACAACAACTCTTTTATCTTGGTGCGTTTTCGCTATACCAGAAGCTGTTGCGATAATGACATGATCCGGAACAGAAAGATCCAAGTCTGTTGGAAAATCTGATACTGTAAGTGCAGCAGAGCGAAGAAAACCCTTGCCCTTTTGTAGTCTTACGCCTTCTTGTAAAGAACCCTTGTCTCGCAGTTCATCAAGTATTTTGATAAACATGCGAGCATTTTGTCCCACCCCATCTTGACGATTTTTGTGTTTATCAACCTCTTCAAGCACTTTTAGAGGGATATAAACATCGTCCTTGCCAAAGCTATAAACAGCGTTGGCACTTGCAAGACATACACTTGTATCTAACACAAATATTTTTTTCATTTTATTCCTAACTTTTTATATTGTTTTTGTCTTTTAGGCTGTGGCAATATAGTTACTTATATGCCGCAGTTTTTCAAACAACTCATTGGCATGATAGCACTCCTGGTTTTCTGTGCCAGTTGTGGATGTATCACTCTTGGTGAGAGTATCACCATGAAAAATGCTCCAAAAACTTCTTTTGTGAAGATTGAAGTCGCCACAGAAGACTACATCAGCACCGGGTCCGGTGTAATCGTCAATCATATTGATGATAAAACTCTTGTTCTTACTGCTGGTCATATTTGTAAAGATAACACAGTTGCTATGAGAGTTTTAGATCACTATGAAAAAGAATATGAAATCATAACCTTTGTTCGCTCTAATGAAGATGATTTATGTATATTGATTACAGACTTTATTGCTTGGCGTGCTGTAAAAATGAGCGATTCAGAGCCAGAAATAGGTGATAAGGTATATAATATAGCGGCACCAATGGGAATACACGCACCAAACATGTCGCTATCTTTTGAAGGACACTACCAAGGACAACTCAAACTAAAAGAAGAAAAACATGCACTTGACCTTCACAGCGTAACTGGCATGGGAGGAAGTTCTGGCTCTCCCATGTTTGATAGCAAGTGGCAAATAATAGGGGTAATATCCAGAGGTATAACTGGTTTTCAACATGTAATGATGAGCGTTAGTTATACGAGAACAAAACAGTTTGTTGATTACACTTTTACAGTTGCTTTCAAAGAAGAACTAAAAGTTGTATTAGAGAACAGAAATACAAAACTTATTGACATTATCAAAAACAACATTAAATAGTAAATCGTGTTCTTGTTAACAGTCAATAGCCAAAAAAGCATATCCCTCCATCTTGTGATGGAGGGAATATACAGGAATCATTGGATTCAGTTATAGCATATAAGTGGTGCCCCGAGTCGGACTCGAACCGACAAACCCTTGCGAGTGACAGATTTTAAGTCTGCTGTGTAAACCATTCCACCACCGGGGCATTGGCAAGATCAGCATAACACTGATCTTGTTTTTTGTCAAGATACTGACATTTGCTTGCTGTATTCAAACAACATAATGTTGCAGGCTTGACTGGTGTTTAGGCAGTAGCCTACTCCCGGCATTGGAATCTCCACAACTTCACTGTATTTGAGAATGTCGGCTGTGATTCCAGTTTGCTCGTTACCAACGACAATACAAACTTTTTTATTTTTTGGAAAAGTGTAATCATAAATATTTTTAGCCTCTTGTGTGATCTCTGCTGAAACTATATGAATATCATTTTTTCTTGCATATTCCAAAAATTCATGTGGAGTAGAAAAAGTTGAAATATCAATAAAATCGCTTGTTGTTCCAGAGATCTCGCGCAGATATTTTGGTTCCGGTGCTGAACCTATCAAATTTACTTTGCTTGCTCCAAAACATGCTGCTGCTCTCACAACATATCCAATATTTGGTTCGTGTCTAAAATTTATACAAGCAACCTCTACTGGAAATCTAACAGAGAGTTTTTGTTTGTTCTTGTATCTTTCTCGGCGAGTTTCTGTTCTCATTTATTGCTCCATGAATGTTCCACAACTTGGTGGAAGGTCGTCGGTGCACTCAACATGGCGAAGTTGCTCTGTGCATCGCTCAATAATCTTTTCGCTTGGCAGGTCTTCTTCTTCGCATGGTTTTGTTTGCTCTACAAAATTATCACAAGAAGCAACAGACGAACTGGTGCAAGCATGGACCTGAACACACATCATTCTATATGCTTGATGGCAGGCTATTTTAGAGTTTTTTTGCGATAGGTGCTGCGATACTCGCTGTTGGATTGTTAGAGCAAGAACAATAGAACATGCCCCTACGATAATTCCACTAACAAGTGTTAGAATATTTTTGATATTTTTTACAAAGAAATGTTTTACTTTATTCATGTTGCCAATCCTTTTCTTTTATAGGCATCGTTACTTTTATGTGTTATAAAATCTGCAGCATAAATCGCATACAGTGCATTTGGCTTACAAAAAGCCTTGAATCCCATTGCTTCAGCATAACCAAGAGCACTTGCAACAAGCCGGCTGGACTCATATGTAGTGTCTGTGTTTAGATCAAAGTCAATACACTCTATCTCAACACCAATTTCTTCCCGTAGGTGCGTAGCAAAACTTATTGCCTTTTCAACTTCTTGCCACAAACGAAGGCGTGGTTCTTGAATCTTTTTTATTTTTTCTTTTGAATAAAGAATAAAAGCGCCACGACGTTCTGGGTGGATACCGACAAGAGTTGTGATAAATACAGTGTGTTCTTTGACATTTAGACTATCGCAACCAACACGATATTTTACACCGTGTTTGTCCCGCAGAACTTCTTTTAGACAAACTTCTTTTCCATCATGCAGGGTTTTTATTTTCATTTTTACACCATTTAGAAAAACTGCCCGATAAAACGGGCAGTTCTTTTCAAATATCTATCAAATAAGTTGCCAGCCAAGCCGCTTGAAGTGCTCTGAACGACTGGAAAACCACTGCTTTCCTTTTTCTGTGTCGTTACGAGAAATAAACTTGATACCTTTTGTGGTTACTGGAAAAGCAACATGCTTTAGACCACTCAAGTTGGCAAGTGCAACTGTTTTTACACGAAACGGAATTTCATCTACCATAACAACCATACCATGTTGTGGAACAAAGTTTGCCTCAACTGTTTTGGTAAGTTTTAGAACTTCATTATCTTCGCGTGCACGAAGTTCAAGATCAAGATTTAGTTCAATTTCACGCTTATCTGACATAATATAACTCCTTTTGTTAGCAAGTGACCTAATCGGCCATATACATTTCGTACTTTTCTACCACTATACCGGAATCTTTTAGTATATCTACGCCTTTTGTGTCTCTATATTCGTCGCAATATATAACTTTTTTGATTCCAGCATTTACTATCATACGAGCACAAACAGGACAAGGTGAGTGGGTTAGATACATCTTTTTCTGTCTGTGATCTGCAAAATTCAATTTGATGAGAGCGTTTGCTTCTGCGTGGATGAATCCACTCTTACCCGGCTCCATGCTATCAGGCTTATTAGTTCCACCATGTTGATCTCCGTTGTATCCAAGACTTAATACTGATGAGTTGTCTTCTGTAATAACAACGCAACCTACTTTTAGTCTTGTGTCAGGTGAGCGTTGTGATACATGAAGCGCCAAACTTATCCATATTTCATCCCATTTTGGTCTTGACATATTTTTCCCTATAGCACTCATCGCACAGTTTTTCTTCTTTTATTGAAAGCCACGTCCATTCGTCCATACAACAATCACAAAGTTTTGCTACATCTTTTATCGTTGTTCTGTTTGCTTTTGATAGAGCACGATGTGCTTTCAAAGCGGCTTTCAGTATTTTGCTTTCTTTTTTATTTTCATTCATATATTTGGCACCCTGTGAGGGATTCGAACCCCCGACCTGACCGGTAGAAACGGTTTGCTCTGATCCACTGAGCTAACAGGGCAACTCCTTTTCATTTTCCCAAGAGCCGATAAATATCTATACAATTGGTGCATTGACCCACGGTAAGAACAAGTATTAGCAATGTTGCCACACTACCAAACTGTCTGGCAAATTCTTTTGCTGCGCCAGCCCAAGTGTCTGTTGATATGATTTGGACTTTATTTTCTTTTTCTGTCATTTTATTCTCTGTTTGGCTGTCCGGGTTGGGTTCGAACCAACGACTTCCTGATTAACAGTCAGGCGCTACTACCTACTGAGCTACCGGACAAAAATGGTACTCCCGGTGGGACTTGAACCCACGACTTTCGCCTTATAAGAGCGACACTCTGACCAACTGAGTTACAGGAGTTCGTAACCATGCATCCATCATAGCACCGATCTGCTGGCGTGTCAAGCGGTGCGGTGTGGATCAGCGACGATAGCAAACAGTTACATCAGCATTTTTTTCATTCTTTGATACAGTCTGGTTTGCTTGCCGTTTTGATGAAGTGAGAGAAAAAGTTTTTACTGGAATAAATCTATATTTTTCGTGTAATTTTTTTACATCTTCAATCATATTCATTTTTCCTACATTGTGCACATTCCAGCAAGAAACACCTGACTCCATCAGACAATCAGTTGCTTGATATATAACATCGGCTAACCACTTGTCTCTCCATTCTTCATATGTGGAATACATGTTTTCTGATTGAGTTTTTTCATCACTATAAACTTCAAGATTGAAATACGGTGGAGAAGTCAAAACAATATCAACAAGTTGACCTACATGCTTGTAAATGTTTTCCGCTCCTGTGTTGTGCAGGGTTGGTTTTTCTCCAAGAAAATCAGCAAGGTTTTTTAGACCCGCATATGTTTCTTGGTTTGGTTCAAAGCCAATATATTTTTTTCCTGCCGCAAGAGTTCCCAACATGCGACCACCCCAACCAGCACACGGATCTAACACTGTGTTTCCTGGGAAATACGAAACAACTGTTTTTGCCAAATGTGGCCTGAACATGGTGTTTTTAGTAAGACCAGTGCAAAAATATATTCCTCTTTTTATTTCTGACAGATAAGGAGTTGAGTGGCTTTTTCTATTCCATTTCAGGATCTTTATAAGGTTTTCTTTATTCCATGAACTTGCAAAACTTACGCCTTTTGAGTTCTTGATGTTATAAAAGTTTGGAAAAAAATGTTCGCAAAGTTTCATTCCAACGCGCACAGTAGAAGCAGTATTATCGCTTTCAGTATTGTATGCTTTTAGAGCAGCCCAATCTTTTTTTAGTTGGTCTTCTGAATATTTTGTTTTATAATCAACACCAACAAGTTCTTCTGCCAGTTGTTCTACCTTGCTTTCAAAGTCGGCGTCTGTGAGATTACGAAGGCTATTTCTTACATTTAGAAAATCATAGATCATAAACTTTTATTCCCCACTTTTCCCAGTTATCCATGCTGAGATTCATCCAAAACTGATCTGACATACTTTTGGAAATTTTGAACTCATTCCATATTTCTTTATCTATTGCCTTCCATTGACTTTTTGTCTCGGTCCATTCTAATAAACCAACTTTTGGCTGAATGAATGTAAATATTTTATATTTCTCATTATCAAATACAAGAGAAAATATTATGTCTTCGTGTTGTTTATCAAGGTAAACGATTTTTTCTTCTATCGTTTTCAGTGCAGTTGTTCTGTAAGAAGATATGGAAAGTTTTTTTATTTTCTTGCCTTTTATTATTCCGGACTTGCAGGATATTTGCACTCCTTCACATTCCACATCTGAACCTGACTGATGTCCATACATATTCCAGTTTGAGTTCATATTATTTTTTATGAACGATTTGTGAAGTATCTCTTCCCACAGTGTAGAAGTTATTTTGCTATCATAAAGTTCGTGATGTTTTGTAATGCGATTTTTTATTTCTTCTATAACACTATTTGTTAGTAATAAATCAACTTTTTCTACTGTCATCATAAACCGCTCCGCTCACAACCTACACGATGTGCGTTGTGAAGTCAAGTAAGACAAAACCCGGAGTGATCCGGGTTCTTTTTCATTTTTTATTTTTGTTTTTTTTCTTTTCTTTTACAGTCTCTACAAGCAAACTTGGATCTCGCCTTGTTTTGACAACAAAAACATTTTCTCCAACATTGTTCAAATATTTTTTTACTTTTACTTGTAGTTGTTGGTTTTGCTGGCAAGTTGCCCTAAATACTTGTGCTTCTTCAAAAGTTGAAAAAACTCGTGCTGACGTCCAAGGTGGTCCATCTTTGTGTTCTTGCTTTACTTGTTCTGTCATATGCTGCTCTCTTTCTTATTGAGGTCTTACCCATTTTTCTAAAACTAAATTTTCTTCTGTGGATACATCATGAAAGCCAAGCCATATTTGGCTGTGAGCCTTGATAAATTTGAAAATATCTTCAAAACTTCCTCTCACAAGATAAACACGACCAGAAATATTATTTTCTACAAAATATCTTCCACAATCTTTTTCCACTAAAAGAGGAGGAAGAATAGGCTTTGTATATCTATCCATAAACACATATAAACTATACATTATTTTCTCGTTTCAAAAACAATTTTTCAACATTAGCTTGAGTTGTTTTTTCGTTGGTTTCAGGGTCTTTGTAAATGTTTTAGGCATTTTTTTACAAATAGATTTTATCCTTGTTGGAGAAACCATAAACCATTTTCTTTTTATTTTTGCTGCTTCATATCCTAAAACATAACTATTTGATTTTTGTATATAAAGATCGTAATCAAAATAAAGTTTATATTTTTTTATAAACTTCAATGCTCGCTTTTCACAGTCAAGTTCGCATTTCTGTATTAGAGTAATCATTTCTTCTATCATTAGATCGTCAAGTTCTATTTCTTTTTCTATCCATTCGTCAAACATACTATATGCGTCTATTGTTTTTTCGTCAATGAACTTTTTTTCTTTCCACTGGCAAAAGTGACCATACTCATGTGCGAGAACAGTCAGCCATTCTGGATGGTTTACTGCTACTTGAAGTTCTTTGTCGCCATCTGACCAGAAGCCAGATACTGATATTCTTTTTGAAAGTTTTATTTCTGTATCTGGGTGGAAAACCAAGTTTACTCCGTTTTCTAAACAGTCTTTTTGAACCAACTGCAAGAAAGTGAGGACCGAGTTTTTCATATTAGTAAATAGTCATAAGTGAAATATTGGTGGACCTGACGGGGTTCGAACCCACAACCTCCAGAATGCAAATCTGGCGCTCTCCCAATTGAGCTACAAGCCCATATATGGCGGACAGGGTGAGATTCGAACTCACGATAGGCTATTAACCTATGCCGGGTTAGTAATCCGGTGCCTTCAGCCGCTCGGCCACCTATCCATTGTTTATTTTATCTGTTCGGAAATACCACCTTTACAATAACTAGTTTGTATTCGTCTTTACTGTCCTTTCCCCATAATAAACCATCAACTAATCTTCCAAGCCAGTTTCTTTTTACTATAGTTATGGCATAGTTCTTTTTTATCATATCCCCTTGCTCTGGGGTTAGAAACTTTTCTGACACAAGCCCATCAACAAATCCCTCTTTTACCATGTTGAAGTTGATAGGCAGACTTTCATCATATTGAATAAGTTGTGACATGTTTATATTACCTTACTATTTGGTGACTCCAGCGAGATTCGAACTCGCGTAGCAAGATTGAAAGTCTTGCGTCCTAGGCCACTAGACGATGGAGCCACAAAGCCGACATCAAGAATTGAACTTGAAACCTTCGCTTTACAAGGGCGATGCTCTACCAGTTGAGCTATGTCGGCAATAATATAGTTCATGTTTATTCTTGTATCACAAAAAACAGTGGGTGTTCATAGGAGGGCTACCACTATCGCCATTATAACTGCGCAGAACACTTACGCCTCGGTTTGGTAACAATAATTTTTTCTAGAATCACTATTGCTAGCTCGCTGACCTGTTCCTTACGGCACAGGGTTCATCATATAACTATTATTAGCTCATCGTTTCTCTAAAAATTTCTTTGCTGATAATCCAAGAACTACTACCAAGGCAAGAACAGCAGCAACGGCAAGTGATACTGGTGTATCACCAGAAACTTTGACAGATGCATCTCCGTCGACGACTTCTACTGTTGAAGTTTCAGTTGAAACTGATTCTGCTGCAGCTTCTGCTGGTCCAGCATCAACAACTGTTTCTGATAGTTGTTGAACCACAACATCATCTGGCCTGATTACGGTTTCTTTTACGGATTCTGTTTGTGTTGTTTCAGTCATTTTTATTATCCTCTTCAAAATAATTTAGAATATTATAGTCTCTTATATACATTCTATATTCTAACCTTGTGATCCCCAGAAAAGCAGCGGCTTCCCGTTCTGATCTGGTTGCTGATGCAGCATACATGAGGACCGCTGCTTTGACAACATGCTTCATCGCCTTGTATATTGGAAAACCATAAATAGGCATTCCCGCTGCTTTGTTTGCTAATTCAAGTTTCAATGCTATCAATTCTTCTAATGTTAGAGAATTTAGCATTATCTCAAACTGATCTGATGTTTTATTATCTCTCCTCAGTTTTTTTGAGAAAGAATAGTGTTCGTATTTACCCTTGACTTTTCTTTTTCTCTTCCAGGTCACTTGCTATCCCTAATAAAGCATAGCCAGCAATATCGCGATAAGGACTTTCTCCAAACGCATCTTTTCTGGTCGCTATACGAAACAGTTTATCTATTATTCTGGTGATTGTTAAGAGATCACGATAGTTTTCTGGTTTTACTCCGTTTGGATATAAAACTTTTATTATTTCTTCACTCTTGGAGAAACTATCACCATATGCTTCTTGCTTTTGTTCAACAAGAAAGCCAATATCTTTTGCTATTCCAACATAATCTTTCATATGCTGATTTTATCACAAAAAATATTGGCTGTAAATATCACATTTGTGGAGGTGGTTCTTCTGTGGAACCAGTCATTTCTGGTGCAGTCGTGTCTTGCTGTGTATCAAGTTTACCTTTTTCTTCTTCATATTCAGGTGTTGTTGGCTCTTTCATATTGCCCTGCATATCGTTATCAAAAATATCCATATGGAGTTTTAGATTGGTAATAAGATAGTCTTTGAACATTTCACGATCTTTTGGATCTGTGAGGTTTTCATATGTATTTTTTATTTTATTTTCTATTTTTCTAAAAGTTGTTTTAGCAACATTAGCACCGGTTCTATCCAAACCTTGTATAGTAAATGTATCTACTGGTTCTTTTTTTACTACTTGTGGTTTTTTGATTGGAATAAAACGCGGATCGGTTGGCTGGTTTGGATCAACCACTTCTTGCTCTGTTATTTCTTCTGCTCCTGCTTCTGGCTGGTCTTGAAGTCCATCGGCAGATTTGAAAATATTTATTGCTCCATTTAGAAGATGTGCTCTAAATGATTTTACTTGTTCTGGATTTGTTGTTAGATCTTTATAATCATCTTCTATTGAAGGAACAATAGTTTTTAGTAGGTCTTTTAGTAGATTGATACCGGTATTTGCATGTCTTGGTTCATCTTTTTGTTTTTCGTTGAGAAGCTTGCGAATAACCAAGCGAAGTTGTTGTTCTTCTTTTAGAACACTTTCTTCTCTTTCTTTTATTTTTTTCTTTATGCCTTCTCTTATTATTTTACGAAGTTGTATTTCTTCCAGGAATTCTTTTCTATCAACCATATATTGTTCCTCTTCTCTAAATAGTATTTTTATTTTTTCTTTTGCGACATTGTCATCATCTCGTTTTGGGGAGGAGCCAAAACGAGAAGTTAGACTTTGATTGAATACATTTATTGTTTCTTCTTGTTTATCAACAAATGCAGCACCATGAATACCACCAGTGCCGCTGGCTGCTGACATCTCTTCAATTTCTTGTTCTTCTTTCATGTGCTTGAAATACTGAACTTGTTTCTCTCTTTTTACCGCACCAGCACGAGTTGGATAGCAACCAAGTTTTTTTCTTTTTCCGTCTTTGGTTTTCTTTTTAGAAAACAAACACCATTTTGAGCCAGATTTTCTTATCACTTCATTTAGAGAAGAAGGGGAGATAGGTTCCAAAACTTTTTTTTTGCCATCTTCTCCTGTGGCTTCTAAACGAGAACGAATAAGGTTCATCAGTTCAACTCCTTCTTGGAGTTCCAACCGACCAGCTACACCACGCATAAAAAAGCCTATATCGCCTTGTGTTGCAGCTTCTCGCATTTTGCTTGCCGACATACTGGCAGCGCTTTCACCTTCGTCTAAACGCTCACCTGCTGACAATATTTCAATATTTTCAAAAACATATTCTTTATTATTATATTTTTTTAGAACTTCAAATTGCTCTTTACGATCAGAGCCAACAACTATTTTTAGATTTGTATATCCATTTTGATGAAAATATTTTGCTGCTTCAAAAATAGTTTTGATGCTTTCATCCGTTACAACATTTGATTTATATTCTGGGAATAGTTTGTTTAGATATTTTACTTTTTCTTCAAATGTTAGTGGATTGGTTTTCTTGTCTACTGTTTTTGATGGAATAATAAAAAAGTCAGCATTATTGCTTTCCGCAAGATCGCTGGCTGTTTTGAAGACTATTTCGTGCCCTATTGTTGGAGGATTGAAGCGACCCCAAGAAAGAACTGCTGTTTTATTAGCAACAGTTTCAGCAACAATATTGATTGGCTGTATATTACCACGAGCAAACTTTGTCATACCAAGGATTTGATTGAGTGGAGAAAAGAAACCAGTCATTTTATAAACATCGCCATTGAACTTGAAAACAATACCTTCACAAGTTATATTGACTTTGTCAAGGTTTTTCATTCTTGAAAGTTGTTTATTTACAAACTCTTTTGCCGCAAGATCATTTGACATATTGACTATATCAAATATTTCTTTTAGTCTTGTTTTTATTCTATTTGATTCAGATATTGTATCTTTGATATTTGATGAAACAAACTCACTGAGAACACCGGCACCATATTCAGTTACTATTTCTTCTACTGGATTGATACAGGCTTTGTGTAGCTTGTTCTCACTATCAATAATATTTTTTACTTTCTCAATCAAGTGAGAGTTGTTTGTTTCAGTTAGGATTTTATAAACATTTTTAGCAGTTATTTCTTTTACTTTCATTAGTCTTTTTAGAAGAACTATTTTTGCTTCCTTTGGAAGTTCTGGTATCTTTTCTTCTAAAATACTATCCATTCTTGATAGAATATATTCAGCCAAACTACTACTATCAGTAAGTTTGTTTGTCAATATTTCTTTATTCAGTTTGTTTACTGCTTCTGTATAACAATTTTTGTTCTTTACAGGTTCAAGTTTTCTGATAGGATTGATTGATACAATAAATTTATCTGTTACAGTTTCATTTATAACAGTTTGTTTATTGATAGTTTCTTCAAGTTTTCTAAACTGATCTGATAAGATCTCTTCTGTTATAATATTATTATATTTATTATTTAGAAGATGACCGGATCTATGAATACAGATCCTTTTGTTTTCATATAAAAGAATATTTTTATTATTTGGATCTTGTATTTCAGTATTGTAATAATAGTTTGTATTAGGTCCAAATATATCTATTTGTTCTTCTATAGAAAGTTTTTTTACTGTTTCTTCAAAAGAAGAAAGAGCTTCAGCAAGTGATTGCTGAAAGTCAGCAACATCAGTAAGTTCTGAAATATTTTCAATAGGAAGACCACCTTTGGCAAGGTGGCTGTTATTGCGAGCGGCTTTTATCCTGCCTTCTGTTACAGAATAAGATACAAGACAATTCTGTCCGTCAATCTTTTCAGTAACAAGCATTTTTCCATCATTTATTTTTTTGAAGATTTGTTTTATTTCTCCAAAAGTCAGTTCTGGATTTTCATATAAATGCTTCATGTGTCCGGCTTTTCCGCCCATATTTTCATTCCTTTGTTTCAGTCTTGACTTCTGCTTTGGTTTGTTCTACAACTTGATCTACTGATGTTTTCGCTTTTTCTTTTATCTCAACTAAACCATTTTTTGCAAGTTTTTTTGGCTTGGGCGCAGATGTTTCTGCGGCGACAGGCTCCGATACTACCACAGGCGGTGCCGGTGTTGCAACCACTTGTTCGGGTTGCTTTACAACAACTGGTGCAGCAACTACAGGTTTTGTTTCTACCATTTCCGCAGTTTTTTGTTTTGCTAAAAATGCTGCTCTTTTCTTTCTTTGTCTTGGTGAGGTCATTCTATGTTTCCTTCTTTCTTGGTTGGTTTGATAAATTTATCCATAAGTTTTTTATTCAACCTATTTCTTCTTTCTTCAAACATATCAACTATTTCTTCGTTGTCACGCAAAGTTTTTTTAGTTCTTTCAACATCTTTGTGTTGTTTATCTTCGTTTTCAAAAAGCATTTGTTTCTCACTTTCCTGTAAAGTATCAGTCCAGTCTCTGACAAGCATTCCACCTTCCATGTATGCTTCTTCTTCCATTGAACGCATGTGTGGATCTTTTTGTGCATATCCTTCACCGGTTGATACATCTTGAGATATATCTCCACGGCAATGTTGTGCGTGGTGTGTTAGTTCGTGGGCAAAGGAGCGTAATATATCTTTTGGATGCCTATTCAAAATAAATAAAGTAACACATTTTTCTTGTGGATTATAGTAAGCAGTTTTACCAAAAGGATCATTCCAGTTACCTACATCGTTTGTTATATATTTTATTTTCACTGGTTCTTCAAAACTTAATTTTTGTTTTGCAAATGGATAAAATGCTCTAATAAGATTTTTTATGCGCTCTATATTCATACAATATAAATAGCATTATATTGTGTTTGAACCACTAAACTTTATTTTTAGTTCTAATAGTGAGTTTGTAATTGTTTTTATCCCAGGAATTTGCCAGAGAAATACGTAGCTGTGCCAGACTCCTTGCTATCATACTTAATCACTATTGGCCCCAGCGACTTGGAAACTACTACATCAGAGAACAATAGCTTTGGGGTAACCTTGTCTCCTGAATTAAGAGAGACTTGCGCTATATAATACACATAGTAGTCAGTAGCACCGGCTGATGGGATAGTGACAACCTCGGGCTTCACCGTTCCAGGTATAATTGACACCTTGGCGTCGGTCACTGACCCATCGATATCAAGACCCACTTGCATTGATATGGGTACTCCTTGGTTTGAAGAATCTATATTTACAGTCGCACCGAATGAAAACTCATATATACCACTAGATGGTATAATATAATAACCTACTGGATTATAGCTGCTTGCAGTATCATATAGCGTGCTGCTACATATTGTAGCAAAAGCCAGTTTCGAAGTGGTGGGTGTAAAAGCCGCTATTGTACGATTTGATTTGTTGCGATATGCAAAAAAAGCTATACCAGTTGCTGCAGGGCCGGCTGGACCCGTTGCACCAGTCTTTGACTTGGAAATAGAATAAACTTTATCTATTGTTACGCCGTCATAAACTGCCCTAAGGGTAAATGCAGCATCGTTTGAAATCCAACTTGTACCCGAAAGAGAATAAACTCCTGTGCTTGAATTAATCGACATGGTCAGTCCACTAACTGTCGACAGTCCTACAACAGAGTAAACAGTGCCAGAACTAGTAGTAACATCTACTGTGCCAGAAAATACTTTGAATGTACCTCCGGAGTTGGTTAGAATATACCCTGTACCAGAAGAATTAGCGGTTACAACATGACTTTCTTTTGTCAAAAAACCGCTAATTGCATCTGCTCCAGCAGGACCAGCAGGACCAGCAGGACCAGTTTCACCAGCAGGACCAGCAGGACCAGTTTCACCAGCAGGACCAGCAGGACCAGCAGGACCAGTTTCACCAGCAGGACCAGCAGGACCAGCAGGACCAGTTTCACCAGCAGGACCAGCAGGACCAGTTTCACCAGCAGGACCAGCAGGACCAGTTTCACCAGCAGGACCAGCAGGACCAGTTTCACCAGCAGGACCAGCAGGACCAGTTTCACCAGCAGGACCAGCAGGACCGGTAACACCTTCGGAAATCGGTCCAAGATACATAGAAGCAGAAATAGTGCCAACTGATATATTAGAAGCGGTTACACAATTTTGAACAACATTTACTACAAGCGTGTTATAGTTAGTGGGTTCTTTATAACCACCTAAAACTAAACTTCCGTTTTGATCTGTTGAAAGTTTTACACTTCCACTTTTTGTTTCAAGTATAATCTGATCTGATATCAGCCGAGATATAGTTTCGGTTGTTTTTTTCATTTTATATCAAAATTCACCACTTACGACAACTCCAATAACGGGCTTTTGTTTTTGGACCAGGATTGGCACAGTTGTGTCTTGCTCTAAATGATTTACGGCGCTTTGGATTGCTTTTTTTGATTCTCATCTTTTTATCACCGAAATTGACTTTCTTTATGTTTCCTGTGCTTGGATCTCTGACATATACTTTGAATTTTTTTACATCGCCACGCATTGGTTTGTTTAGTGGAACTGTTCTGCCTTTGTATTTTGCTTCTGTCAGAAGGCCGCACATAAGGCAGTCGCGGCATTCATTGCAAGTTTTTTCTTCTTCTATTTCTTCATATTGTAATTCTAATTGACAACTTCTTCCTGCTTCATCTATTCCTTCGTGACAGCCGCTTGCTTCTTCAAGTTCTTCTTCAGTTAGTTCTTCTTCGTCAAGAACTGAATATGGAACGTTTCCAACTGATCCATCTTGTCTACCACCAACACTCATTGGGCTTTCTTCTTGTTGTAGAGATTTACTTAGTTGCTCTATTTCATCTTCTAATTGTTTTATTTTATCCGGAATTATAGTTGTTATTTCTTTTTTAAATTTTTGTAATTCTTCTTGTTTTGCTTTTAGCAATTCTTGATTTTTCTTTTGTTGTTCGGCTGCAGCGGCAGCGGCAGCAACAGGATCTGTTGGAACTGTTCCAATAGAAGAAATATTCTCATTTTCTGTTAATATATTATATTTATACTTTTTCCATTCAGTTAGATAACTTTTCATTTTCATTCTTCCTTTTTAGATTTCCAAGAAACTTGTTTAGAACTTTTTTTACGCTTCATTCCGGCGCGAGTGCACTGTGATGGTGTTGGGCGGCACGCTGGATATTTACTTCTTTTTTCACCTTCTCCGCGACCGCAAGTTTTGCAGGTTTTCTTACCTGTCTTCTTGTCTTTACGACAAGTATTACAATCTATCCAGCCCTTGCTTTTTCCTTTCGCGCCGCTACGCGAAAACCAGCCACGAAGACCTCGTGATTTTTCTTTTGAGAAATCAGATTTTTTCTTTTTTTTCTCATCAAGTATATCACTTAATTCTTCCAAAACTTCTTCATCAAACTCTATTTCTTCTTCCAACTCTTCCTCTTTTATTTTACCTTTTTTTTTACGACATCTTACAAGATAGCCACTGGCATAAGCACTTGGCCAAACTTTATATTTTGCTTTTGCTTTATAATAACAAGCATCTTTTTTGGCCTCTTCTAATGTGCTTTGTAAAGCAAATATTTCTTCCTCTATTCCCATTTCACGATCTACTGATTGAATTTTTAGATTAGATAAAGTTTCTAAATATCCACCATTTCTCAACATTTTGAATACAAGATTTTCAGTTGAATATTCGCCATCTTTTTCTAAACCGGCCTGACGATATTTTTTTATTTTATTTCTAATATTATCAGCACCGGTTTTTGCTTTTTGGAAATCTTGTTTGGCAAAAAGTTCTGCCACTTTATTTATTTGATCAACAAAATATTCAGTTTTTTCAGAAACTTCTTCGTATTCAATATCTTGTTTAGTAAATACTGGTTCTGTATTCCACTTATCATTCATTATTGAATAAACACCGGTAGAATAGTGTGGCTCGTTGCTATCTTGTATATATATTTCTACTTCATGTCCAATAATAGAAATATTATGAGTTTTATTCCATATTTGCTTCTTTGCATCAAAATAGTCTCTAAAAGCATCCATATATTCGTCTGGTATTTCACTGAAATCAACCAATACATGCAAATCAACATCGGAATATTGGGTCCAGTTAAAATTTGCTATTGAACCAGTAAGAATAATATCTTTTATTTTTATAGGATAATCAAAACCTTTTACAAAATTTTCTGCAATTTCTTTCAACTTCATTCTGATGTTACTATTTAGTTTTTTTGTATTTGTATCCCAAAATTTTGGATACAAATCGCTCTTTGGCGACAGAATAGTTGGGTCTATTGTTGTTTTCAGTGTATTATCCATGCTTTTCTATCTTTTTTAGTTTTTTATAATAATTAGGATCTTCCGTCAAATGATCTTTTGCGATTTCTTTAGCAATCTTTGGATCATCTGTGTGTTCCATTTCAACTTTTATACCATTTTTTAGTTGTTCAGCATCAAAATCGCTATCCGGTCTTTTATCAGCCAAGCCACCTTTTATTTTTTCTGATTGTTTTAGTATTATTTTTATTTTATACATTTTTTTATATTTTCTCCGGTAAAATACGAGTTATTTTTCCGAAAACTGGCGTATCGTCGCTTTTTATCTCAACGATTTCCCACATAACAGAGCAAACTGGTTCATTTCCATACTTATTTGCGGATTCTTTTTGAAAATCACTAAATTTTTCAATATTTTTTGGATTTCTATAGTCGCACCAATACATTTTATCTTCATTGTCTGTAAAAACGCAAACAGCATGAGAAGAATAGAATTGATCTATACCTGTTCCCTTCATTGTGAAGAAAGAAAACCACACTTTTTTTGCTATTTTTGATTTTTTTAGTGCTGCACACCAATAAATAGCGTGATCATCGCAGTCTCCAAACTTTTTGTTGTTTTCTATGCGACACTGAATAACAGAAGGGTGAATAAGATAGTCGCTTTTTATACCAGCAATAATATCATACTTGTATAAATCGCCTTTTCCTAATGCTTCCGCTATTTCTTCGGCATTGTTATAAATTGGAATAGGACATTTTTTTAGTTTTTTAGAAAAAAACATGGTAAAAGAATACCAAATCATTGAAAACCAGGTAAATTTATAAGAAAACCGGATGAATTTATCTTTCAACACTATTTATTTTCTCCCAAGCCTCTGTAACTATTGATAATAAATCTGGAACTATTTTATAGTTAGACAGGTTTTTTGGATTTATCCATTTATAGTCATCATGTTCAAAATCTAACTTTACTTTTCCATTATATTTTGTAGTCAAAAAAAATGCATGACTATTTTCAATACTACATTTTGGTAAAAATACTAATTCTTGTGGAAAAATATCTAAACTTGTTTCTTCTTTACATTCACGACAAGCACCTTGCAGTAAATCTTCGCCTTGTTCTAATTTCCCACCAGGTAAGCCATAGTGTCCCGGCATCCAATCATCAGTATCGCTTCTTTTCAAAATAAGAATATTATCATCATGAATTATAACAACATGTGCGCTTTTATAAGTTTTTGTATTTTGTATTTTTACAACGATTTTAGACATGAAAAAACCCCGATAAACATAAATAGTTTATCGGGGCTGTGTTTTGTTTTATATTTTTTTTATATAGGTTTCGTGAACATCTTTTAGGTATATCTGTTCTTTTTGTAGAAGTATGTCATACAATCGTAAAAGTTTTTTTACTTTTACAATAACTGCGATCTCTGGTGGTTCAGAGGTTGTCAGATATATTAGATCTCCAATTTGGAAAGGTTTGTCAAGTTTTTTGATCGTCGTCGTCTCCTGAAATATCCATATAGTAGTAGTGATTTATGTTAGTAGTATTTGAATAACTTGAACTATAACTATAATAATCATAATATGTATCATAGTTGTCGTCTTCGTTCTTCACAGGAGTTTTCATTTCCCACTGATTTGGATCATCTTGTTTCTTGGGAGAAGTCTGAACCTTTTCTTCTTCTGGTGGGCAAAATACTTTTTTTAGCATTTCGTGAGTTTTTTTCTTTTTCAAAGCCTCCCACTCTTGAAGTTCATTACCGGCTTGGATCATGCTGCTGTGTAGAGTCGCTCTTGACTTTGAGGATAAAATAAGATGGTAGTCGCGGAACCATTCGTAGTATTCTCCAGCAGGAAGATTGTTTAGTCCATTTGGAAAATCAACTTTTACAGAGTATAAATAATGACCATCTCTTTCATAGTCTTCACAAATATTTTCTATCACTCCGATTCTTGAACGAAAGTTATCATATACATCTCTTGAAGATGTCCAAGTGCTCCATCGTAAATCGGACTGTGGAGTTATTTCTACCCAATCGCCTATTTTTAGCATTTCATTCTCCGTTTTGTTTTGTCTTATATGTCGTGCGGCATTTAGGACATTTAGATAAAAAACTTTGTTGTTCAACAGATTCAATGAGGGTTAGAGTTTCTATACAGCATTTCTTACAAAATGGATTTGCAAACACTGCACTATTTTCGTAGTAGGGAGTTTCGCTAATATCTTCATCTACAAAGAAATCGGAATACTGATAGTTGTATTCTTCCATATATTCTTGCCAAGAAATATTTTCTTGTTTTTTCTTTTCATCATCGTCCATAGTAGATTCCATAATATATTTTGGTGATATTCTTATGTCATATGTAAAAGCCAAAGAGGCAAGTAAATTGTTCAGCATAATAAACCACCTTTACTAAATAAGCCCAGGAAAATCATTTTTCATTTTTATAACTGCTAAATTTTTTCCTTTTGCCTCAACATCAACGTCTACAATATTTTCCATCATAACCTGTTTTTGTTTTTCGGGTATGTAATGAATGTGATAACTATGTTTTCTTCGTTCGGTAAAAGAACCAGTTTCAAATCCGGGTTCAGTGTTGCTCAAGTGTTGAAGAGGCTTGATATTACCCCAAGTTTTCATTGTTTGCTCGCAGGCTTCATTATAATCCATCTCACCAGTATTGAAGCTGTGGTGATGACTATCCCATACGATGGGCGTTCCTGTTTTCTCGTGTATTTTTAGCAATTCTAATACGCTGTATGAACTCTCATCGTTTTCAAGCGTAAGTCGGTTTCTTGTCTCTTCTGGCAAAGAGAGAATGGTTTCAATAGCACGTTCAGTGTTTCCTCTTTTACCGCCATGAATATTGATAGCATAATATGGAGTTCTATCAAACCCCATTTGTTCGAACATCCAAGCATGATAATTTAGTTCTTTGACACTGTTAGCAATAACCTGATCGCTATCGCTACTAATGACCGCAAACTGTCCGGGATGACAAGAAACACGAATATTATTTTCTAAAAATAACTTGCCAAGAAACTGGAACCGGTTTATTATTTCAGGTGTTTTTGCAATCTCTTCACAAAACTCAAACAACGGTAAAACATTGCTTGACATACGAAAAGACTTGATATTATTTGTTTTTAGTTTTGGAATCAACTTTATAAGTTCATTGATATTATTTATATAAACTTGTTTGATGTATTCTTCTGTATATTTGCCTTTCCTGAAGGCACCAAGTTGAAGCAATTTTTCTTCAATTGAGTTTTCGTATACAATAGTTCCATCGCGCTTTGTGCGCGGTTCAAGCCACTGGCAACAGACCGAGAGCGACATTTGACCTCCGAGAGAGCCAACAGTAGCACGCGCCGGATCGGAGAGCAAACCCTTACTTGCTGACGCTGTAGTGTTTTATGTATCCATCCATTATCATTTTTCGTAAGGAAGAATTCATGATAGAAGTTTTCCTATATTGCTGCAAATAGCTTTCACCGTCAGGCATCCATTCTATAGTAGAAATGTTGTTTGAAACATCTATTATTATACCTCTTCGGTTGATTACTCCGCTTATGTTTATTGGATCTGGGACTTCTTGTATTAGGAGATCGCCAACACAAATATTTTTGAATTCAAGCATTTATGCTTCATACTCCATTGAATATATTTCAGATAAAACTTTTATTTTTTCAGCAGTTAGTTTTATAAGTCTATCAGTATATTCTTCTGCATTTGTTTGATCATTTTCGTATTCTTCTTTTATATTTTCCCATTTTTCTTCAAGTTTTTGAAATTGAAGATGTAGCTCAAGCATTCTAAAAGGTTCTAATTTTTTATTCATTTTGTGCCTTATTTTACAACAGGATAGTATCCAAATATTTTGTTTTCAACACGCCACTTTACTATAAATTCATTTATTTGAGTTTCACACGACATATCATTCCACATTATTAAATATATATATTCTTGTTCATTTTTGCTATAAATAACTTTTGTAACCAAACCAAGAGACAAATTCAAACCATCTACAAGTTCTGTAAATAAATCTCCAACTTTGTAAAGTGGTTTGCTCTTTTTATTTTTCATTGTGTTTTACAAGAAATAAATATTTTTTTGAATTTATTGTTTGTTGTAGTTTTTTTGACATAGTTGTCTCTGAATACTCATCGTATATGTGAGAGCGATTCCAAAATATTTTGAATTTTTTTATTTTTGTTTTTATAGAAGAATTGATAGTTATATTCTCTATATCATATATTATACCTATGTCGTGTCTTTTTGATTCCAAGTCAATAGGACAATAAATAAGAATATCGCCAACAGAGATAGAGTTGATTATTTTTTGCATCTTATAGTCTCGCAAGCCAAGCCTATCTCCGAACCGTTGCGGTGTCAAGCACACACAGAAATATTATTTATAAATCCGTATCTTCTTCTCTGTCTGCAATCTGATCGTCTTCTGCCAGATATTGAGAAACTGTGTGAATGTAGTCGGTAGCAAGAGAAATATATGAAGAAACCCAGCCAGGAAGTTCATCATTATCGTCTAATTTTTTATATAGTGATATAGCATTTTTTATCATATCGCGAAGTTCGCCCCTGGCCATTCTACCTTCGTGATCGTGCTTTTCAACTCTTGGCCGATCAGTGTTTGATAGTTCTTGCTCTATCATTTCCATCAAAATTTTATTATCATTTTTCATACTATATTCCTATTTGAAAGGCCAAAAATCAGTTGTTCCCAACATTCGGTCAAGAGTGCTTGCTTCTTGATCTATTTCTGCTTTCATCTTGATAAGCATTGGGGCATCAGCACCTTGACCAGACATAATACTGTTTAGATAATCTGTTTCCATTTTTATAAGTTTTACAATTTGGCCAACAAGATTTTTGTTGCCAGACATTTTTAGTTTTGTTGGTTTGCCAAGTAAGCGAGCAGAAACAGCAGCTTTTATTTTATTTTTATAATCTTCAAGCATGGCATCAATTTGTTCTTTTTCACTTTTGTGAACTGAACTTGCTGAATCTTCACCCTCGGCCATATTGTCTATTGTTCCCATACGAAAGCCACCCTCGCGATTTCCAGGTGCATGTTGTGCTTTATCAAAATGCATAGCGTCTGCCAATTTTGGCTCTTCATTATACCCTATAGCATTTCCCATTTGATGTGGATCGCCATATTTTCTCATTTATATAAACTCCCGGTGTTCATTTATAAATATACTATAACTATTTATAATAACACGCGGAAATGAAAAAATTAACTTCTCATAAGCCAAAGACACTGAAAAGAATATATATTGTTATATACGACCAGCAAGATTTTATGGGGTACGATATAAATATTCCAACAAAAGCATTCAAAAGCAAAAAATCTGCTGACATATATGCATCAAGCAGAAACTTTGAATTTCAATCAATATGCTTGCATGATGAAGAAGAATATGAAAGTTATGTTCTTGATAACAACTATTCAGATTTTATAATATCAGTCAGTGACTTCCGAGACGCATATTCTTTTGTAAAAGAAGAAATGTTGAGATTGCAAAAAAACGGTAGAACTCCAGATGTGTGGGAGATATTAGAAACAATAGCACCATTCAAAGTTGTTCCAATAGAATATGTAACAGATCTAAAACATACTTGACAATCAGCTTATATCAAGTTGGTCTACTATATGAGTGCTATTGAATGAAAGTTCGCGGTATAGTTTTTTCAGCATTTTCTTGGTAATATCGGCAATTTCTTTTTTGGTTTCTCTATCTCGCAGCATTTTTTCAAGTTCATCACGAACAAGTTTGCGGATTTCATCTTTTGACATATTCTCAACAAGGGTTGAGCTTTCAGATAACAAAACAGTTATTTTATTTTTATTATCTAATTTCATAATATTGTTTACGTTCAAACCTTCCACGAAAATATCGGCAACAGAGTTGTTCAATACTCGGAGTGCATATCTATATAGTTCTCCACTCTTGTCAACAGACTTTATATCTCGCAATGTTTTGCTTGCTTCAACATATTTGTATAGTTTATAAGTTTTTTCTATATCTCGTTCTGCATCGTTGAGTGTAGAACCGGTAAATATTTTTACCATTGTTTTTTTTATATTTTTTATTTGCTCTGGACTATCGGCAAGTTGATCGCCATATTGGTTCATTAGCGCATCAAGACCAGTTGTAAATTTATCAACTTCATCTTGAATATCGGTTTGCATTTCAACAGGATCTGAAAAATGTGGATCAAGTGTATCGCTGGCAAGGTGGCGCTTTACAACCTGTCTTGGCGGAAGACCTGCCCGGAAATCAGCAACACCAAATACTTTTGAAAACAAACTTTGATAAAAGTGTTGAAGTTCATGGCGAACAGATACAGAGAGTTCGCGCAACTCATCTTCCAAATAGTCTATAATCGTTTCTGGGCGCTTTCCGGCTGCTGGGCTAAGTCTGGGCGACACTCTGCTTCTTCGGCCACTGTCGTCGGTTATAATCGTTCCTGTAAAGAAACCTGCTTCAAAGGTTACAGAGATTGTTCCACTCTCTGCAAAGTATAGGCCAGCGTATGTTTCAACTTCATCTCCGGGTTTTGCAGTTAGGTTGTAGTTATTGGCTTGCGCTGTTTTCTGTAGCTCTACGCCAATAGATAAACTATCTATACCTCGTTCCTGGAAATATTTTTTTATTCTATTGACTGCTGTTCGTGTATCCATCTTCGCCCGCAGGAACTGTTTTAGTGGATCAGCCGGATCATTTTTTATTATTTGCAACAGTGTATCAACCGGTATTTCGCTTATTTGTTTATGTCTGTCAAATTTATTTGGTCGGTTCATTTTTGCCAATAAATCATATAGGAAGTTTTTATCTATTGGAATTGAACTGCTTTTTACTTCTGGGTATTTCTGTTCAAGCTTTTTGCGGAGTTGTCTGAAAAATTTTTTCCCGGCGCGATCAGCGCCGGCAATTTCATCTTCTATATATACATCAACAAGTTTTAGGAATGCCTTTTTATAAAGGCCAGACAACTGATCAACAAGATACCTGCTTACCGGTATTGTTCGTGCTTCCTGCAGCGTCTTGTTGTTTATTTTTATCTTTATCATTCTTTTATTGTTGTTTTTGTTTTATTATAAATAGTCTTTTGTGTTTTTAGTTCATTATATTGTTGTTTATATTTTTATAAAATTTGTTTGTGTAAAGTTCTAAAATCTCAAAAATTTTTGGCGGGATTTTTTTACCCACCCCACTTTTAGGAACTTTTTTAGTTTTTTCAAAAATGTGTTGTATTTCTTGTTGTGTTTTATAACGCAGTGTGTAAAATCAAAAATCTGTAAAATTTTTCCCGCGTGTCACGGGGGACCTAAACCCGCACATACACCACCCCCACCCATAGGGACATACATTCCGATGGGTGGGGGGTAAGTATATGGTATAGGTTATGCAGGGAAACTCAAAACAAAGCAGGCCATATAAGTAAACAAAAGACCAAAGTTAGCAACGTTGAAAAGATCCATGGTTTCCTCCGGTGTTTGTATCAGTCTGCAATGTCAATGCTATTATGTTCCAGCCAACACCTCACAAGCTCTTTCATGCTTCGCCCGGTTCCATGTGCTTTTGCAGGTTATTCACAAAGAGCATAAAGCTTTCACGCTCTGACAGATCGTACATGTATGTGTTGCTGATATTCTTTATCGCC